ACAACGAACTAACGCCGACTCCGCTACCACCATCTCATGTGTTTGATATGATTCCGCTAGAGATCAAAACATTATTTGATAACATTCTCAAATATCGAGTTGACCCAACTGGAACATACTATGGTATAACACTAGAAAGCGTAATTGATCAACTAAAGCAGTTAGACAACAGCGCAGCAGTGGCAATTGGCCATGATGAAAACAATACAAAATTTGAGAGGAAAGGCAAAATGTATGATCCATTTTTGCAAAGTTTTATATTAGGATCAGGTGGACAAATTTCTAACTGGGAAAAACACAGTACCAGCATGATTCCGGCAATATTTAGAGGTGTCACCAAACGCAAAGAAATGAACATCTGTCGTTCTGTTGGCCGAGACTTTTACTATATAGATACTGGTTATTTTGGCAATGGCAAACACAAACTCTATCACAGGATTACCAAAAATGATGTACAAAATTTTGGTCTTATTGTAGACAGACCCAATGACAGATTAGAACGCACCGGAGTTCAACTGACAAAATTTAGACCTGGTACTAATATTTTGTTGGCACCACCTAGTCAAAAACTTTTAAACTTGTATGATATCAATCTTGAAGAATGGCTACAACAAACACAAGATGAAATTAAAAAATACACAGACCGCCCTATTGTAACTAGACTCAAACAAGGTCGGTCGGTTAGAGTAAATGATAACACTATGGAAATGGCGCTTACACAAGATGTACATTGCTTGGTTACATTTTCTAGTATTGCAGCAGGTGAAGCATTGTTGTTAGGCAAACCAGCCATTACACTAGGACCTAATGCTGCCGCGGCATTGTGTAGTCAATCATTGAGTGAAATAGAAACACCAAAAATACCCACACTAGATGAAGTTGCTGCCTGGGCAAGACACATTGCTTACTGCCAGTTCACCGAAGCAGAAATGCGTGATGGAACTGCTTGGAAAATACTAAACGAATATGTATGATGTTGTTGTCTATCTAAGTTCGTTGCAAAAACAAACTCCGGGTAGAAAAGTTGATACCCTGATAGCGTTTGCGGATGGCGCACGATCGCAAGGTGCTAGAGTGCATGTAGAAACACAAAACAAATACATACCATCAAAACTGGCAGTGATGTTAGGATGGGCAAGTCCTAAACAACACACACCTAATATACAATTAAGAGCACATATAATACAACAACAGCAGCAGTTAGGCAATCATACCATGTGTATAGATGCAAATTGTTTTAAATTTGCAGATAGCGACAGTTTGTATCTACGCTACAGCATAGGCAGTCCTTTTTACGACACTGGAAACTATGCCAATCAAAATTCAGACTCTGCCAGATGGAATCAATTGTCAACAGATCTCAATGTTCGCATGCATGATTGGCGCACAACTGGAAGATACATATTGTTGCTGATTCAAAGAGATGGCGGGTTTACCATGAAAGGGCTTCATCCGTTGGACTGGGCAGAACAAAAAATAAAACTTATACAGCAACTCACTGACATGCCTATTGTATTACGTCCTCACCCAGGAAAGGTAGCGGATCCAACGCCATTGGTACGACCAGGTGTTACAGTAAGTAATTCAATCCACCGTTCTTTACTAAAAGATTTAAAACATGCCGCTGGCGCTTTTGTGTTTAACAGTAGCAGTGGAGTTGCTGCAATACTACAGGGAATTCCATTGTGGGTAGATGATTCTAGCAGTGTGTGTTGGCAGGTAGCCAACACAAATGTCAACACAATTCACAACCCTGTCATGCCTGATCGCACACAATGGTTGAATGATCTAAGTGCATGTCACTGGACCGACGCGGAAAGTCGCCAAGGCTTGATTTACAAAAAATTCTTACCTTACCTTGTTTAGTAGGTCTGGGCTGTGCTGTGGCAATGCATTGACATTGTCTTTGGTGTTTTCAAGACTGGCAGTTCTTGCACGTAGATTACTTGAACTGTATACATGTGATCTTTTGTGATAGTGTAATTCTATGTGATTATCTATGCACCATTTCTTGCCGGTAAAATCCCTGTCAATATATTCTTCGCTGAGGAATCTGATGTGTATGATTTGAGTTTGCAACAGTTGCATCAAATCAAATTCGGTATCGTATACCAAAATTTCATCTACATATCTGCAGGCTTGTAACTGTACATATCGTTCGTATGTGCTTTGTACTGGCTTATTTTTAATACCTGGACGATCAAGTGTGGGATCTGTTTGTAGGGCCACAATCAAATAGTCACACAGTTGTTTTTCCATTTTTAACATTGTTACATGCCCGGCATGTAATAAATCAAAACTGCTACAGTTAAATCCTATCTTCATATATTGTACCAGTCATTGCACGTGGCATCAGAATCTCTAAACCACCAATACAAATCGGGACCAGTCCAGGCACTAAATTGTTCTTGATACCACTCTACTGGTCGAGTGTAATTGACATAAGTAGGATCATACATACGTTTTTTAGTTTTGCCAGGTACACTATGAAGTCCTATAAAAACAAACTTGGTTGCATAATTCATGAACTTGTGCTTGATCCAAAGCATGTCAGCATCTGGAATACTGCCCAGCACTTGTGTACAAATAACAGCGTCAAATTTTTGTCCAACAGGTTCTTGATCAAATGCCGGCACACAAGGATCATATTTGTAGACTGATTCAGCATTGATTCGAGTTTGAAAAGTCATTGGCTCACTCATGGCACCGCCAGGCAATCCATATGGCACTACGTCAGTGTATTGTTGTGACTTGCCACAACCATAGTCCAATACTGTTTGGGCATCATAGCGATCCATGAGAAATCGTATGTAATTGTGATATGTTTTGCTGTCGTTGCCAGCCCAGTTTTTGGGATTGTTTTTTTGGAATTGTTGTCCTAGCTCAACACTTTGTTTGTAGTACTCTGATGGCATGATCATTTTTTAAAACCACCCACTTGATCCCACCATTTGCTACCGTCATAGTCAGTCCAGGCATCCACTAACTCTACCTTGCCCCATTTTGCCAATGCGGCATAAGCATCTGGGTAAAATCTCCAGCAGTCCACAGGATATCGATGTACCTTTCCGGTCATGGGCGCTATTAAAAATATATATCCACCTGGTCTGACTACGCGGACCATTTCTAAAAAACTCAACCAGAAAAATTCACAATGTTCAAACATCTGACCTGAAATCACAACATCTGCATAGTTGTCTTCCAAGGGAACTTTGTATGGATCATCAAGCACAATAGATACTCCGGGGCCAGCATCAAGATCTATACCCCTGTAATCAACATTGTGTTCATTGTAAGGTAACTCGTCTGACGTCAGCAGATCGTAATAGGTTCCTAACCCTCTAATATTTTTACCCCCAAAGTCCAATATTTTACAAGGCGTAGATGTAGATATAAACTCTTTGGTGATGTATTTGTCAAAGAGAGTCTTCATATTTTTCATTGATGATGGGTGCATTATTTTATTCCTATTACTCTGCTGTCTGAACTGGTTTTTGCATACAAGTTGTTTTCGGATCTCACAATACTAAATCCTGCTTCGGTGAACAATTGAGTCATTGATGCTGCACTGTAACCGTAAGCATGCATCATCGCTCTATTTTGATATTTACTATTGCCAAATATGGAATGAATAGTTTTTTTCAAGACTCTTCGATCATCTGAGATCAACGAGTCTGGGTTTGCGGCTATAAATGTGCAGGCCTTTAACAAGTCAGGCCACTCCACTGCTGCCTGGGCACCTGGTCGAAGTATTCTATGCCACTCAGCAAGCATGCTACGAATTTTCCAATGTTCAATGTGTTCTATCACATGCACACTTAGAATTCCATCAACACAGTTGTCGGGAATAGGATATGCGTCGGCTATATCGTGTATTATGATTTCAGGATCACCAGCACAATATTCTCCATCTACATTGAGATAGTTAGGTAATTTTACTGGACCACATCCTAAATGTAACTGAATAGGAACTTGATTTTCGATGCAGTCTTGCACTTTATCCTTTAATAGCATACATAATGTTTTCTATAAATTTGTTACTCAATACTGCGGCAGAATAATTTTCTTCTACGTATTGTTGTCCTTTTGTAATCTTATCAATTACTTGGTCAGGGTTTGCCTGAGCCCATTTGATACCTTCAATGTAGTCATCTTGCCAGGTGTATGGAGCAAACTCTTCGT